TGGGGATTATACCATAGGGTAAATTTTACTCAGATAATTCGTCTTGTGCCTGCTTGAGGTAGGCGTCCTGAGCTTTGGAGAGTGCGTGATCTGCGTAGGAGGCGGCCCAGACCTGGATTTCCTTCAGGGCGTTGAACGGTTCCTTGGTCGTTAGGGCTTCGACCTCCATGCGTGAGAGCTCGGCTGCGACTTTGTTGCACCAGATGGGCCAGTTGGGGTGAGAGAGGAGAACCTCGGTGACCTTGGGCCACTTGGCGAGAGTCGTTTGGATAAAGTCTTCGGCTACGTTCCTGACTTGGTCTGGGAAGATCATGGGTGAAGGGTAATATGTGCCCCCCCGGAGGCAAAAGAAGAAAAAAACCTCACGGGGGGGGACTTATTTCAAGGAATTGGCTCCGTACTTAGTACCTCTAGCATGCCATAGGCCTCCTAAAAATGCCGACGCCCCTTTCAGTCTTGACGACCGTCGGGGGCGTGGTTATGACTTGAATTACGAGTAAAAGTCGTCGTTAGATTCTATCTTTCAAGACAACTTTGCAATCGTAAAACGACTGGCTTCCATGCAGTCAGCTCTCTGTTCACTTAGGGGTAGTTGACCCTAGCAGCAGTACCCTTGCTGTTCCGGTGCGGATGATTCCGGAGTGTGGATGGACTTAAGACGTGATGTCAGAGAGCACAGTGCCAGCAGGTTTACGCTGATAGGCATGAGCATGGGGAACATATGCGACCGACGGGGTGGCTCCGGGCTTATACGGTGTCGACTGTTAGTAGAGGCAGCGTGTTCTAGGGACTCTTTACTCCTTTGGGGGTAAGGGGGTGTATTGAAAAATACCTCTAGAAACGCTTCCCTCTTGGGTTCACCAAGCTAACCGGTGTCAGTTTTAAATGAGGAACAAGTATGCTTGATGTAAAAAGTCTATTTCAAAAGCTGCGCGATCTCGAAGCGAAGGCGACTCCTGGTCCTTGGAAGATTGAGCTCGGGACTCTCGGAGAGGAAGAGCGCGTGTACGGGATTTATTCCGGTAAATACTCGTTCGATAGGATCATTGAAACCGATACGGGATTTTATCCGCCGCGAAGACCGGACGCAGATCTTATTGTGGAATACCGAAATGCGATACCCAAGCTCCTCGCCGTGATCGACGTGTACGAGATGGCTATGGAGCAAGTGGAAGATTGCTGTCCAAATAACGGTGAGATTGCGGCCATCTGTGCTGAAACCCTCAAGCGAGTGGAGGAACTAGGTGAAAATTCTTGATCTATCTGCCGGTAATCGGGCCGTGTGGTTCAACAAGAGACACCCTTGCGCTACTTATCTCGACAAGCGACCAGAAGTGAATCCAGATGTAGTGTGCGATACCACAGCCATTCCCGAATCGGTCGGATCCGGCTATGACCTAGTGGTGTTTGATCCTCCACACATGAATTGTGGAAAAACATCCAATATGAGTCGCGTGTACGGATATCACACTGTCGAGGAGATCTTTCGGACCATAGAGGGAACGGCCAAAGAAGCTCACCGGGTTACTACGGACAAGGGGCTGATGGCCCTTAAATGGAATGACCATGACATCGACCTAAAGAAAGTATTTCGATTTATGCCGCAATGGGAGCCTCTTTTCGGGCATCTCACAAAAGATGGTCCTGGTAGCCATACCTATTGGGTTATGTTGAGGAAATTATGACCGGACGACAGGCGGATTAATGATAAACGACCTAAGAATAAGCGGGATAGTCAGCACTAGCCCTGTGTACAAGGCAGGTAAGAGCTTGGAGTTTGAGCTTTCAGCCGGTGGCACCGAGTACAGCTTTCCAGTGACGGTGGCTTGTCTGGGTAAGTCAGCGGACTTCAACAAGAGCATAGCTCCTGGCGACAAGGTGATCATTCACGGAGCTGTGGCTAAGATTACTAAACAAGGAAGCTCTTTCCTTGGAGTCAAAGCATTCAGTGTTTACCGTGTGCAAGATATGAACTAGGGTTTTTCTATGAAGAAATTTCTACTGCTTTTGTTGCTGGCTGGCTGCGTTAGTAAGCCAGGATTCAAGGCTAAGACTGATCTTGTGCAGGATTTAGAAGCCATTTCAAAAACAGTGGCACAATCATCGCTCGCGAAACCGGAAGCACGCATGCAAACGTTATCCGCTCGGCCGGTAGCTGAGACGCAAATCGACGCAGTCGGGCCAAAGCCTGAGCTCCTCGGAGTTTCCGCCGTCACAACCGACCCGTTCTTGGGTTGGTATAAAACTACGTTCGGCTTCGCTCGGGGCGAGATGAACGAAGGCTTACTCCAGGGCCTTGGTCACAATTTACCCTACACGTGGCGTGTAATAACCACTTGGCCAGATGGCTCTGTGAAACTCGCTCAGTTCAAAACCGTTGGATATCTGAACGGGATGGGCGTCATTGGCGTGCCGCTTGCTCCTGGCAATAAACCAAAAGCGACGTTTGCTTGGCATCCAGCCGTCTGGGCCAAGATTCAAGAGAACAAGTTCGTCGATGATCTGAAAGTCAATTTCTCAGCTGTTCAAGGCGTGACCGGCGCTCCCACTCAACAAGTGACGTGTATTCCAGCATCGGGCGCTTACAAGTTCATGCACGCAGACGCAGCCGAGCTCGTGATCAGGTTTCGGTCTCAGTGCTTCAATCGGGTGACTCAGGCTCCGGTTGCAATATTTCTAACAAGCTACTTCACGTTCATGAGCGACGACCCAGTCGTCAGGCTCCAAAACGTGATCGGCAACGACCAACTCGAAGCACCCGTCATGGGCGGTTGGAGCATTGTAGGGGTTTCCCTACAGTCAACCAGTCTTCCGGCGCTCCGGTGGGTTAACGAATCTAGCTTTGGATCGAAGAGTTTTAGTCTGGCTGACGGGCAGCAAATGACCTGGAAGACGGTGATGGCGTTTGATCCTGCTTTCCAAAGTACCGCTACACACCTCGTAACAGGCCAGCCAGTAGGTTTTCAGCTCTATAGCCAGGCCAAGGTATCAGGTGCATTCGATCTTGGCTTCCTGCCGCCAACCAGAGTGACCGCAGCAAACCTCAATCAGGCACACCTTGAGGTCAATAACGGGGCGCCTTTCCCTCAAGCCGAAGCAAGCGCCTACCTTGGCATGATCGATGTCAATCCAGGAGCAACAGGAGCTCAAGCTGACTTTTCTAGTACGGTACCGCTAAACATCCAGAAAGCTCAGATGGCTTATTCGAGTAAGCAGATGGCAGCGGTCATGCTTGCTACGAGCCGTGAATCGTTCCGGCCGTCTCATGTGTTTCGGGAATACGAGTACGCAAAAAACATCCATCACCCGAGTCTCTTCTGGTGGTCAGGCAGAATTCACTACGATTGGTCCTGGAACCAAGATCAAGACCTGCTTTGGAGAACACGAACAAGCAGCGCCGGTTTCATCGACGGCAACCGATCGGGCTGGAATACTGACGATAACCAACACATTTCTCATAACCATCTTCGGATGACTTATACCTTGACGTTTGATTTTTACCTTGAGGATATTCTTAAGAGCTACATCAGCGTTGTGTACTGGAATTATTTCACGGACTGGCTGCCAAACGTAGAGGCAGAGCGCGCTTGGGGTCGGTCGATGAAACACGCAATCGCATTGACTGAGCTCTTTCCTGATCTTGAGGAGTCAGCGCTTCTTAAGACGAAATTCCAGCCCAAGCTTCAGGCCTATATCAATGCAGTGAATACGAACCGTGCGCGGTTTGGTGTACCGGTAGCCGTACCGTTTGACGGTTGCGATGGTCGAGTCAATAACGGCGTTTGGTGTGGCGCTCAAACCGCATTCGGCCAAGGTCCGTTCGTTGCTGTCGGCTGGATGCAAGGGTTTGTGAATGAAGCTATGGCGCTTCTCCCCAACCCTGATCTGCAGATGCTTGCAGCGAGCCAGACCTATTACCTGGCAGACGGAACACTCAAGACCTACTTTCCGGCTCCAACGCCTGGACAGTACGTGACGGGGGGGATTGGATACGAGTGGACTGCGGGGTGGCTGCAGTTGGCCCAAAAGTTTCCCAATGCGCCAGGAAGCCAATTCGTCATCTCGACAGTGAAACCAATGCTAGAGGCCAGAATCCAGAACGGATGCGGATTTCCTAGTCATCTGTTTTGCTTAAACGATAGCTGGAAAAGCTTCGATTAATGCATTTCACAGCCGAAACGCCGAAGCTTGCCGAGATAGCAAATAGCCTGAGAGTCGCTAACGACAAGCTCAGGGAATCTCATGAGGAGCTGAAGATCAAATACCGAAGGCTTCGCGAGGTTGCTACCGAAGCACTCAAGCCGATGGACATCCCACATATGAATAAACAGGAGCTCGCTCTCTACGAATTGCTGAAGACTCTATAAAAAATACAGGGCCAGTAACCCAAACATTTTTCAACTTAAAGAGGTGAAACTAGTCTGGACTATGGCCCTGTCGTGCGGTACTACCCGCACAGGTTTTATGCGAAATCTAAATACACAATCAGCGTGTGTCCGTCTATCTCGTTATTTTAGAGAGGCACTTTTATGAGCTCATTCGTTACGCCCAAGGGTACGTCACTTCCCATGTCCGCTGTTGGCGGCAAGCCCTATCTCCTCGTTGCGCACCGTTTGGTCTGGTTCCGGGAAGAGCACCCGGACTGGACCATTAAGACGTCCGTTACGGCTGACACTGTAAAAAAAGAGTGCCTCGGACAGGCTTGGATTCATGATGCCAAAGATCGACTTATAGCGAGCGCCCACAAGTTTGAGAACGCTCAAGGATTTGGGGATTATATAGAAAAATCCGAGACAGGAGCTGTTGGTAGAGCGCTAGCCATGTGCGGCTACGGGACACAGTTCGCACCAGATCTAGACGAAGGAGAGCGTATTGTAGACTCTCCCGTTGCTCGCGCCAAACGAAGTCCCGAGTACGATCAATTTGTAGAGTGGGCAACTGAGAGAGGGCTTGAACCGCCGTATGTCAAAGGGTTCGTGAAAGAACTTTTCGGCAAAGAAAGCGTTAGTGAGTTGTCGAATGTTGAGACGTTTGATTTAATGCGCGCTATCTCTGAAGCACGGGGCGAATTCGATGCAGAAGATAGATCTCTTGGAATCCCACTACCGCAAAATAAACGATTACATCCACAAGGGGGAATCACTTCGTGACGTTTATAATGAACTGCTTCACGTCTCTATGCTCGATAACGTTCGAAATCTTGATCTACGTATCGAACTGCTTATCGAAGAGATTGATTCGCTTATAGAGGACTACGATGGACTCGCAAACGCTCTCCGCATCGCAAGAAACACCGAACAAAAAACCCGACACCCCGCTTGCGGAGCAGTCTGATATAGAAGCCGATCGCATCGTCTCTCAAAAATTAGACACCGAGTGGTGGGATAAACAGGCTGAGGCTGACTACAGAACCAGGTGGCTTGACGATATGCCAGAGTCGGAGGAGCCATGAGCGGAGCTGAGATTAAGATCGTTTCAAGTAGCACAGACGGCAAATTTGACCTCGTTTTTAATAGTGGCTTCGTTGCGCAGCGCAAGGATCACGTCGAGTGTTCCATGGGTCTTGTTGCCATGATGCGCGGGTTTGAGGCCATGGGATGGATTAAGACTTTTGATGAGAGCATCCCTTGTAGCGTTCGAGTCGTGAGGTACGTGAGAGAGGGTGATGTGTGGTAGGAGCCCTTTTTCTGGCTCTTAGTCTCTCCTTTGGGGGATGCCATGATTGGCTTGCGCCTCGCGCCGCTCGAATGTTCTCGGAGTATTCTATCGCAAAAACCATTGAACAACTCGGCCCTACAGACGGAGTCGTGTTTGCGCACATGCTGCACGGCATCACGTACGACAGAATAGCTAAACGCTTCCGTATGACAGTAGAGGAAGTTAAGGCAATCGCCCACTCAGGCCACGCGCTGCTTATGTACTATAAGGACCTAGGCGTATAAGCTTTCAGCAATGTTAAAATATCTATTGGCTATCGTCTTTCTCTCGGGCTGCTCCACCACCGGACAAAAGATCGCAGTCGATGACACGACTCATCTTCCTCCAACTATCAGCGCTCCGTCAGACAAACCATTATCGGTAGTGCCCAGTGATTTTTCTAAATTCTTAAAAGAAAAAATCGCCACAAAAACCATGCGAGCCATGGCTCAGTCCTGCCCTTTGCCTGTCAGTTCAGTGTCTGCGTATAACGGCATCACCTTCACGTTTGCTCAACCAACAGTATGTGTTAAGTCGCTCATGGGTGAGCCGATTTGTAAGGCTCCGTTTGTCGTGACAGGGGTAACCCCGGCTTACGTTGTGAGCGGAGGAGTTAGCCGTAATGGGCATATGTTTAATATCCCCAACCACACAGCCGGTCAGAGCTTTGACTCTCGAGCGATTGAACCATTCAGTCCCCCGCCTGCTTTTCCGATCTCGTTTAATAACGTTGGCGACGCACTTGTTGCAGTTAAGAGTAAACCCGTTGGCTACGCGCCAGGTACGTTCTTTGACGGACAGACGGATAACCAACCCACCGAGAGTAATGCTGTTTTAACGGCAGACTCCGAGGCCCGCGTGTGCGGTGCTCAACCCTTTTATAGCGTGACAACGCTAATGAGGCGCCCTCCGGCGGGAGACAAATCCCTCGCCTATGATTTATCCGATTTCCTAAGGATTCTTCCAATCCCTACTCTTCCTGTATGGCCAGGGATTAGTGCTAATCTTGCTAATTACTCGGTTGGATCTTACGGCATGCAGTCTTGGGAGAACTGGGGAGTACAGGGTCACTTTCCATCCGACAAAAAGATGAGCTACGGGAACTACCGAGCCGCCCGCCAGGGTGAGCGCATGATGATTGCTCTTATGGATATCCCGTTTGAGCCACGCCTTGTGATCTTACTTGGGCTTGCCCAGGACGCTATCGACTCAGCCGGAGCATTCCTTGGCGGAGCAACCTACACGGCAAACGGGGGGCACAACTCAGGTCCCCATCTTGCCATGGTTAAATACCTAGGTTGGCTCACTGGCGACGAGAGATTCAAACAAAAGGGTCCGATTACTGCAGCAAACAAGCGCTTCGGTGAGCAATTCCACCTAGAGGTCGGCACGAACTACTACGTTCCTTCTCACACAGTGAACTACAACGCGTTTTGGGATGGCGCTTGGAGCACAGAGCCAAGTCCTGCTCTCAAGCCAGTGAGTCAATACAACGATTCTGATAAGAGGAAGATCTCATATATGCTTTGCTGTGGAGCGATGAACTGGCAGGCCGGGTACCTTGCTCTTCATATCCTGGGCCAACTCGATCCAGCTAACTCCGAGACCGACAGGCGCGTGATGCAGTGGATTAAACAGTACCGAGAACCCTATAGCCCCGCATGGAACGACGCTCTTTATTCAATAGGAGCAAGCACGCTTCCTGGTTGGTGGGGACAAGGACAGGCCGTTAGCAATTACTATTGGCCCTATTTCGGATGGTGAAATGGATCCTCTACGACTCGTGTCGCTAGGACTAATCGTAGTGTCGATAGCAGCCGCCTCGATTTATGCCTTATGGATTCAATAGGAAAACGCCAACACACCAAAGCGTGATGAGCATTATTCCAAGTCTAAATAATATGGTCGCTATAAAAACGCGATCCTGCTGCGTGGTTAAATCTTTTATCGCCTGCTTAACGTAACGAGGATGTCGACGCTTGCGTTTGCTCACTCGTTAAATGGTATTAGTTTAATTCCGAAAACTCAAGAACCACACCCGGGGCTTGCCCCTCGGCTGCCCACGCTTTCTCGGAGTGCTTCTTTACGATCCTTGAGTCGTCAGTCCAAAGCAGCTTATTTGCGGCGTCAAATAGGGCCTTTTCGAGGTTATCAAGATCAGGCTTGCCGCAAGGGTAGTTTTTAAACTTCGTGGTCTTTGGTTTTGCAAACAAGAACCTAACCCAAACTTCTATAGCTCCATCGAGTGGGTTGAATATGTACTGCGATTTCATGAGCTGACTTACGTGAGCTTCGTAGTTACGGGTCTTGGTTGGTGTATAAAAATGGCCTTGACCTTGTCTTGGGCGCTCTTTAGGCAACCCCGGGAAAGGCAGGTAGACCCTAAAGATTCTGGAGTCCACGAAGCTCCCTTAGAACCTTCGAGACCTTGTCGACATAGACCATATTTTTATACATCCCGCCTTCAGTCTTTCGAGGCGAGCCCTGGTTATAGGAGCTGATTATGTCAGCCTCGTCGGGATATTTCTTGGATAGTTGCTTGAGCTTTTTGCAGCCGTACTCCGCATTGACTTCAGGCCGAAAGAGAACCGAGAGATTGTCTTTGAACCCGAGCTCTCTTGCGACGCCGCCCATGATCTGCATCAGGCCAATGCTCATGCTTTGGAAGGCTTTCTCCGTCTCTAGAGTGATGTTCATCTTCTCGGCAAACTCGTTCTCGAAATAGAAATACTTCCAAGCCTTCTCTACGCGGGCCACCTTCGGGTCCCAAGAGCTCTCAACTGTGACGATGGCCTTGGCGAGATTCATGTCGACTTGCTCCATGCGAGCAGCCTGTTCGACGATAGCAACAATGGCAGGGTCTGCTATCACCCACATTTCCTACGAAAGTAGTCCCTGAGTTGTCTAAAATAGGTCGCAGTAGTCACGACGAAATTAATAGCCTCAGCATGAGTTAAATCGCAAACGCCATCTTGAACGGGCCTCTCGAAGCACACGTTGGACCTGTCCATTGGGCGAGAGTCACTACAGAACACAGCAGACTCACCCACGATACACATAGGACCAGCCGGTGGACGATTACAGTCAACGTAGGCTTGCCTCAAAATACGATCGTAGTCCGGAGTAGTAGCGATACCTTCTTTTTGGGCGCACTCCTGGAACGAGAGCGTACACGTTCCGTCTACCATTGGTTTACCGTGGCAGACGTTTTGGGCGTTCATCTCGCGCGGGTCTACATAGATGCAGCCAGCTTCTCCTACGAGACCTATCGGACCCTTGGGGGGTTTCCCACAGGCACTAAGGAGACTGACGAACAAGATCAGCAAGCTTCTTTGCAAGTGCACGTCTCTCCTCATCAGTCTTTGCGTCTTTAATCGCGCCAGTAACGGTCTCGTGATCTGCAATCCAATCCTCTTTCTTTGCTTGTTTGTAAGCAGAGATAGCCGATTGAATGGCTGACCATAAGCCCTTCAGGAAATCGAAGATGCCTAAGATTTTATCAATCATGCAGAGACACTTTGTCTTTGGTCACTGCTCGCAGAACGATGTTCAGGATACCCCACGCCATGCCGATTTCTGCAGCGTGTCCGTTCATCCATTCGCCGACCACTCCTGCACCAGGCATGAAGAGCGCTACTGCAGAAAGAAGGCCCATAAGGCCGTTAACGACGACGGTTTTGCTTTGCCACGGTTTCTTGGTTTCCATTTATTACCCCTCAGTTGCTTAGGTTAGCCGTTCTTTAAGTAGGACGTAAATATCTTTTGAGTTTTGCAGCTCTAGTCTCATCAAGGCAAGTTCTTGACGCTGATTAAAGATTGAAACCGTTACGAAGATGCACCATGGCAAGGCTATGGCGGTTACTAGAATCTCGAGCATAAGCACCACGTCCATCCACGCCCCCGTGCCATAGAGTGTCTCATGATTAGTTAAGCTTGATGAAGACGTTCACAACTAAACTGTTCGGGCGACCGTCAGTTCCACCGTCAGAGTTGATCGTGATCCCAGTCGTGTTCAGTGTGGCTGTTCCAGCCGTCAAGTTGCTGCCACCGGGAGGTCCGTTTCCACCGAAGCCGCCCGAGCCAGTAAACATGTTGAGCGAGTGCGTGTGGCCAGGATCGTTAAACCCGTGGTCGTGTGCCTTGTTGCGATTAGCCTGGAATGTTCCTAGCGCAATCTCTCCATCTGGGTCTTCGTTGCCGTCAGAGCGTGCGTTGTTTTTTGCTCTTCGATAAAGACCACGTGCGTCAGGGATTGTCGCAAAGCCAGTCACGGCATTGTAGCGACTGCCTACTGATGACCTGCCATCGCATAGAACCCATTCGCTTCCAGCTTCTGATTGAAACTGTGCCTCTGTGAGCATCGATTCAAGCATGGTTCCGACTGGCAAAAGACTCGAAATACTAGGCATAAACCCCCCTTAGGCTGGCACGTTCTCAATATAGACGTGCACTTCGCGCGCCCCTGTTTGCACACTAACAACATCAAGCCTCAAAATGTCTCCAAGCAAAAGATTGGGAAACCCAATGACACCCGAGGTCACTGCATAGTTACCCGCTGCAAACCCCTGAGTGATGTTCGCTGTCAAAAGAGTCGTGAATGGATTCGCACCGCGCTTGTATTTTACGTCGACCTCAATGGTCCCTGCAGATCCCGCCGACATCGTCATCAGTCTAACGCCAAGCACCGTCAGGTTCTGATGAATCCTGTGATGCAGTAGGCCGTTCATCACATAACCCTGAGAAACCTCCCCAGTGATTGCAAAATCAATTGGGATGCTTTGACCAATAGAACCTTGAAGAGAAGTGATCCTTGTTTCGTGATCATCAAAGTTGTCCTTCGTTGCTTGGAAGAGCTCCTGCCGGGTGGGCTTCCCTGCCGCAATCATGTTTGAGTCTAGTGGAGTAAACGCCATATATCCCCCGTTACCAAATCAAGTTCGTTCCAGCCGTCTCTTGGTCATTAGCTATCATGCCAAAAGAATCAGTAATAAACCCGTTAACTAGAAGTTCGCTATCCGCGGAATCCGCAAAGTCATTAGCCGTATCTACCGTAATGGCAGCACACCTGGCGAACGTGTTGGCTAGATCATCTAGCTCAATCTTTGCCCTGGTTAAGTTTCGTTTAATCCCAAGCACCGAGAACACTCGCTCGGTCTGGTTAGACCCGATTCTCTCAAAGAGCTTCTCGTGACGAAATTTAACGCGGTCGTTGACTGCTACACTCGATACCTGCAGCGCCGTATCAATTCGGACGGAGTTAAAAGCCGTCTCATAAATCAAAGCCCACCGAGATGAATAGATCTCGGCGTCAGTTTGATTGACTAAGTAAGTATCGAGATTGAATTCCTTCTCGGTCTCGGCGAGGTAAGTTGCAGAATCGCTCGTATAAATCGCCGTATCAAACGCTTTGTCGCCACCAGTCACCTCGTACTCTCGGTTGTTATAGTTAATCCTAACCAAAGAGACGATCTTGTCTGAAGCACTCTCTACAGTGAAGGCAAGCGTATCAGCCTCAAGCAATCGAGCCGCCATGTCTGGCTTCTCGGGAGTCAAAAGAGCGTAGCGAATCTCGAAGTTGTCAGAGAGCACAAGCGACCCAAACACGCTTCTATTGATCGCTGTAATCACGTCCCGGTAAACAGGCGCCTTCTTCTCGCTCACAGATCCAGGGATAGCTAAGCCCAGTTGCTGCGGAACTAGAGGACTTGAATCCGTAAACGAGCTCGCCTCTAGGCTTCCACCAAGACCCGCTATCGTTAACAGGTGACTCACCATCTGGGGCGCAGTCTTTACAAACACGCCCGTCGTAAGGCCGTCAACCGTGCTGCCAAGAGAGTTACAGGACAGAACCGTCCTCCCCTCGTCATACACCACTACGTCTCTTTGTTTGCCCGCTGACGTCGTCGTGTACGTTGCGGGCACCCTAAGCGTTAGGTTCAAATCGTCCTGAATAGAGAGAATCTCAAAGAACTCCCCCTGCCCGTCAGCTGCTATCCAGCCACCCACCTTCACGTCTGAGTTGAATTGAGTGCCAGTCCCAGTCACAGATCGTGATGCGTTTGTAAAATTTACAGTGCCTTTGACCGGGATAGATGGCGCCACGTTGAACTCAGCTAACTCGTCTAGGGTGATTGTGGCTTGAGCTGCCGAATAGGTATAGTCGCGCGTCCGGGTGAGAAGCCTATCGTTGATATAGACCGAATCAATAGCCGGCCTGATTACAAGATCCCCAGAATCAGGAAGCGACGAGAGATTCGTCTCAAAGTGCAGAGTCGTCGTAGTTACCGAGCGAATCACAATCTCTTCGCCGTCCACTAGCACCACGTCTCCAGCCACAAGCTCCGAGGTGTCGGCCACCAAGATGACATCGGGTCGTATGACTCCCGTTACCGTGGTCGATGGTTCTTTCAGTTGATGCCCCGCTACTAGGAACTGCCTATTGATGTAGCGCTTAGGATTGCTTGCTCGTGTCAGCTCAAACGTATCCCCTGCTTTGTCTGGGCCGATATAGGCCGTCGAGATAGTAAAAGCCGTGTCTGACGTAATCGTGGCTACTGAGTATTTCCTGGTGTCAGTTCCAAATCGAACCTCGTCTCGAATCGAAAGCTCTTTTAGGAACGTAGTGCCAACTCCCGTTACTGCGACAGCGCCGGTAGCTAGAGTGATTGTCCCAGTGAGCGGAAAGCCTGTAACGATCTGATCAATATTGGCTGGCCTGTGACCCTTCACGTATCCGTAGAGCCTTCGCTGTTTATACTGCTTCTGTGAATCAGGGATGCGCGCGCCTACGTAATCCGATAAATCAGCGACCGTTACCTTAGCCCTGAGCTCGTTAAAGATGTCTTTGATCTGAAACGATATCGACTCTAAAGACCACGATTTAGACTGTATTTTGCCTCGAAATAAGAGCTTCGCTTCAGCAATAGGTACAAGCGGCGACCAAGAGTAGACGGAGCATTCTTGATTCTCAAAATAGAGCTTGTCGTATTTGTCAGACCAAAAGCTCATGTCGTTGATGAACTGAACCGAGCCCTGCCCTTCGATAGCCGTACCGAGTAGCGCCTGGTTATCTAGCTCGCTTCCAAAATCAGACGTCCCTCGAAGTAGAGGCAGCCAGTGGACATCAAACCCAGTGCCAAGATCGTTTGGTAAATGTCTTCCGCCTTGCGAGAAAAAGAACCGAATTGTTGCGTGAACAAACGAGGCGTTCGGGTTCGACGAATCACTCATCCACACGTAGAGGACCTTGGCTTCGCGGTCGTTGAAGAAAGATCCCGCTACTACTTGAGCGAGCGTTTCAGCCTCTGTGAGAGCAACTCCAGCTGCTTTAACGCCCCCAGTAGAGGCAAGCACGTAATCAAAAAGAGGCAGCTGATAGATATTACCAACGTAAGAAGCAAAGCCGAGAAGGCGTTTGCCAGCTTGGGCAACAACCAGTCCTTCTTTTTCCGATGAACTGAGTTTCGTGAAATCGGAATATTCCACACTTAGAAGCCAATCCTGTGGATTCCTACTGCAACATCGGCCGCTAACGTTCCCGGATTTATATTAAGGGCTCCGCCGCTTGCTTGGTAAGCACGGATGTCAATGAAGTCTCCAGGGACCATGCTCACGATCGTGGATCCATTTATGTATAGCGGAATGCCTGCAGAAATGGATCCTTGGAATGACCCAAGTACCGTGTCTAGTGTCCCGTTCTTGTATAAATAGAGCTCACGATTAGACGTAGCGTTAGTTGCAAACGAGCACACCGCATTGACCGCGTATTTGCCAGCCGCTGGAGCAGTGAACTTCCACGATCCACCAGTCGTGACAGACCCGTGTGTGTCAAACGTAGCCGTTGCGAAATCAATAATCGTTACTGTCGAATCCGGAACGGATTGCGTTACGGTACTGGAGTATTTCGCAGCCACGAGCTCATTTGCTGCAATCGCAGAAGGCCCGGACAGCCTCTCAAAAGACACCCAACTGGCTGCATCGATGGCGCCTGTTGTGGCGTCGGGTCGAACGTCAACCAGATCCCCAGGGCTTGCTTGAAATACAAGGCTTCCTGTTCCGACACCAGACGCTGCGTCGCAATACGCAATCGCCTTAAGTGCGACGCCATTTACGTATACCGATTGAGATATGCCTCCGTTGACTTGGGATATCACCGTAGACACTCGGTAATATCCGCTCATGGGTGCAGTAAATCGGCCAGTAGATACGGAGTAAGTTCCGTGAGTGTCGAAGTCGCTTGTCGGAAAGATGACAATGTTGCCGGCCGTGGTGGATGCTACCGCTCCACTAGCCCTAGCTGCTAGCACACGCGTATCCGCAGCATCAGACATCTGAACAGCCGAGCCCCATCCAACGATTGGAACAAGCGCACTGAATGACCACTCAACGTCAGAGGCTGATAAACTATAATAAGTAGAGCTTATAGGACCGGCAACGGTCCCAAACACGGGCCCCGTTGCTGAGTCAGACACGATAGCCAGGTTCGTTGCATCATAGGCCTGTACAATTCCAGAGCCAGCCGTAGTGCCGCTTCTTGCAATAGCTGCTCCAAGCGTAGCGTTATAGGCTGCCTCTCCCTGAACCGTAGTAAGGTCTATGCTGTATCCAGCAGGCAAAGGGAAAAGGTAGTTACCTGATCCGGCCGTACCAGCAGTGCTTTGCTGGAAGTCGTATCTGACCTCCATGCAGCCGCCAACACGCCTCCACTGCGCGTTATTTACAGGAGTGGTTCCAAGCGTTGGTGCAGTAGTCGTCGCTCCAATAGTTAGCGTGTATGACTGAAACGCAGTCACTACAGCGCCGTAGAGAGCTGACTGCGGCCCAACCTGAACGTTATCAATCTTGAGCACGTAAGCAGAGGCGGACGTCGTCGCTACGTGGAAAATAAGCCTGTACGAAAGAGACGAATTCGTCTGAAACGACGCCTGAAAGCTGTCGTTAGTCGTCGAGTTGAGCTTGAAATCTACCGGATAAATAAGCTGCGAGTTCGTGACGTCGTAGATAAACACACGAACATCGCTTGAAGACCCAGCAACAAACGTTCCTGAGCTAACCGTGTAATCAAAAGCAATCCGAAGGACTTTATTTACGTCAGCTCGATCGATCGTGAAATCGTAAGACACACCCTCGCCTTGGCGGTTCGCGGCGTCCTTAGTGAAGAGAAATGAGCTTAGCCCACGAAGCGGTGTTGTCGTTGTAGTCGTGAACGTGACCGTTGCAGATCCACCCGTGCCGTTAACTGGGACAACTCCCGCAGCATCTGCGTAGGTTGCCCAACCCACTGTGCCAGTCTCTGCGTCGGTTGAGGCGATGTAGTTAACGCCGCCTGCTCCGCCTGAGCCCGAACCTACCTCTGTCTCAACTCCGGCAGAGTTCTTTGTAAAAAGCTTCGAGTTTGAACTCTTGGCATAAAGCCTGAGAGCGCCAGCACTCGGAGTAGCAGGAGCAGATCCTTGCTCTGTAAATTCACCAAACGTGCTGAGCACAGGAGCCGCAAGCGTCTTTAGGGACAGCGTTTCCGAAAGCTCACGGGTTGCAACGGTGCTTGTCGCTGTTGGGAGAGTGACAACGGCTGCGTCGTTCTTAATCGTCTTTGCTTTTAACTGTCTATCAGTAGCCATTCATCACCCCTTAGATATCGTTCCGGAACATTTCAACCCAGTTCGTGCCATCCCAAACCAGGCCAATCACCGCATCAGCCACCAAGACACAAGGTCCGTTTAACGCAAGCCCAGTACCGTGCTCTAGAGTCAAAGTATTCGTGTCGTTTCGACCAATTAAAACTAGCTTCTGTCCAGCAAACGTACCGACAGTGATCTGTGGGTTGGCTGTGATGTTGATCGGACCGCCAGAACCCTGAACGTACTGAATCTCGCTTTGAGCCGAGACGGATGCAGTGATTCCACCAGCTGCCGTGATGCTGTTAGGAGACGCTCGCGAAGCAGAGATAACGTCTTTAACGATGTTGACCCATCCGTCGCCAGTCCTGAAGTAGCGGATGTTGTTCGTTGTCGTGTTGTAATAAATGTCGCCAGCTGCTCCGCCTGAGCCCTTGTCTGCCTCAAATGCTGCGTCGCTTGCGAACGCATTAAATACGCTTACTGACCCGGTCGATGGGGCAACTCCACTCTCAAACAGGTCTGCAAAATCTAAAACTCTCATCTCATGCCCCCTTGAACACTTGCTTGAATTCCCAAATTTCCATGTCGAGAGGTTGATTTAACGAACCACTCACAGGGACAATGGGCGGGTATTTTCCTAAATCATACCCGTTACACCAGCCGATCCAATCTGATTCAGCAAAAGTATATCCGCCGCCAGGTACCAGCGCTATCTGATAGGTCACACCGGGCGCTAGCTGCGCAGTAACGTCAAATTTCACATACCCGTGCGCATAGGTAAGCGTGCCGATGGCTGAGATGGCAACAGTCGGAGAAGCAGCTATTAGCCCACCCGACGCGTCTCTAATCTCTACCTTAAGAGTCCCTGTCGGAGCCCCTTTACGAAACAGATGAGGCCTTACGTGTCTGACGTTCCTTACACCGCCCGTGCTCTTTACGCTCTGCGCTAGCTCCGTTACGAGCTCTTCGACTAAAAGGATCATAGCGTCTCCTCGATCGTAAGCTTGGCATCGAAGTAAGTCAGGAACCTCTGCGATGGAGCAAAGTCTCCACTGAGACGCCCATACAAGAAAAACTTATCCTTATCGAAAATCTCAGCATTCCCGTCGACATCAATTGCGCACGGCACCACAGTCCCAAGCCTTGAATAGATATTGTGAAGCGTGGTTGTGTCTGCGTCTGTCATTGCTGCGAAGTTAAAATCAAATGCCCGAAGCGACGGATAGATGTCCCCATATGGATGGCCATACGCAGTCTGTTGCGACTTGCTCAGATCCTTCAGCGTGTACGCAAACCCAATCTCAGGATTTTGAATCTCAGTTCTCACACCAAGAAGCACCTTCGATAGCTCCACATACAGGTGCGCATTCTCAGGATCGACAATCTTAATACGCCAATACCGATGCGACTCTTGTGTAAAAAAGCTTGTGATCACGTCGTAATCAGGATCAATCGTTAGCAACTGATCAAAAGGCGGGGACGTCCATTCGTTGGTTTCGCTTCCCTGGAGCCTAATCTCAGCACTTTCTGAGAACTTAATTCCATCGCTAGAGAGCGGAGAAAAGATCACCGCTACGTAATCCACCGGTGACTGGACTTTCAGATCAAAGGTCATACCCTCTTCTGTGTGAAGAGCGATGTTAGGAGACGTGTACGTCACCAAGCCAGTAGAATCAGCGTCAGTACCAAACCCAATAACAGGGAAGAAGCTTTGAGCCAGGTTTGCACCAGTTGCTCTCTTGAGCGTGAACGTCGCACCGCTAGATGCAATAGACCATTTTCCGGTCGTAGACGAATACGAAACCGTGAAGTTATCCACGGAAACAGAATCCATCTGTTGCTTGATTTCGCTAGCAAGCTCACTCGTTGAGTAGGTTCCAGGCGTAATAGTCGCAAGCTGAGTTGATCCATCGCTGAAATCTAGCTTGTTGTTCGTTGCAGTGATCTTGAAAAAACCTGCCGATCGCCAGACCTGGCTCCTGAGATACCGCTGCATGTTGCTTGCCGGAAACTCTGTGTTCTCACTCGTCGGGAGGACGTCTACCGTCGAATCGAATGCCCAGTTCTGATCGAGTATTTTGAAACATCCCATCTATGCTGCCTCTATCGTTCTACCCGAGAGGGATGCATCACGTAGCTCGTTCACAATCTCCCTGCCGCCAACATTCACGATAATCTGATTCTGCAGTCTATCGAGCCTATCCACAATGGCTTGGAGCAGCACTCCCTGCCCGCCTTGGTCCTGGAGGAAGGCAGTAAGATCTTGGTTGGTCCTGGTTGGAACAACTCGCTCACCAGGAGCAAGAACAGCCGGGAAGTTATCCCTGGTTCCGATACCAGGTACAGAATCAATACCGGTTGCCAGCTGTGCGCCTAAAATACCTGCAATCTGCTCCGCTCCAAATGCGATAGCTGCACCAGCGGCCACAGGAGCAAGTACAGGACCTACGAGTGGGATACCCACTAGTGACTTATAGGCCTGAACGGCTGCCTCTTTAGTAGCGATCGTCGTCTGGTAAACAGCTGCAGCCTTACCGATTGCAGCCACAGCGCCAATCTTGCTTTGCTGGAAAGCCACAAAGTTGCCAATAACCTGACGTCTTTCGGCATCAAGACGCTTCTCTTGAGCGAGATTAAATGCCCGTAAGCTTTCTTGCGATTTAGCCGTGAGCTGCTCGTTAGCAAGAATCCTATCGAGAGTGGCTTGGTTAGAAGCAATACGTTCTTCGTTTGCTCCGTCTCTACGAAACGACTCTTCGTCAATAAGGCGCTGAGTTTCAGCGAGTAACTCTTCAGTGAGTCGCGCGTTATTTTCTTTAATACGTTCGGCCTTCTGATCTTCAAGGAAGAAGATGGCACTGGCTGCTTCTTGCTCAGTAATACGCCTGGCCTCTAGAGCTGCCTTGACGGCGGCCAGTTGTTTATCAAGAGAGTCTTGTGGGTCTAGTTTGGCAAAGAACTCTTCAGAAGCCTTAACTGCCTTAAGGGCTAGCTCCTCAAGAGCCTTAGATAGCGTCTTAATATTGTCGGTGTTGTTCTTGATCCTAGACCCGACTTTGTCCTGCCCTGTCGCTATCGCTTCCGCTCCTGCCTCTGCAGAGATACGCAAACGCCCAAGAGCATCGATAGCTCCGTTAAATATTTCCGCAGACCCCGCTCCACGAAGCGCCTCTGCAAGCTCGCGACCCGGGGCTTTTAGAGCCTCTAGTGCTGCTTTGAATTGCCCGCCGAGTGCTAGTGCTGACGCTGCAATTGCCGCACTAAGAGCTGTAAACGGGGCAAGTAGAATTCCTTTTAGCGCCTCAAATGCCGCAGCTGTAGCGCCGAGAGCTGAGACTAGTTTAATTAAACCGTCGATTGTAGCAACTAACCCGCCAGCAACGAGTGACTTGAGACCTTTTTCGTTACCGCCTACAGAGGCTTGGAATTCACCGAGAATCTTTGTGGCTTCGTTAAATACATTGATGATCGCCTGATTCTTGACGATCGCTTCGCCGAAGATCTTAGTGATGTCCGAGAACTGGTTTTGTAGCTGAGCTACTGCGCCTTCAAATGTTTTAGCCCGATTAGCACCAGCTCCTTGAACCTTCTCAAGAGCTTGAAGAACGTTTGCGAATTGCTCGCTCTCGTCAGACGCCTTAACAACACGGATGCCGTACCGGTTAAGGGCCTCCGTCTGACCCTGTGTAGCAAGAGCAACCTTCCGGGCCGCTGTCTCTAGATCAATCCCTAGAGCCGCAGATAGATCAATTGCTGCCGATGTCGCTTGCTCAAGCTGTGTGCCGCCTAGGCCTGAGATTTGAGCAATCAGCGCTCCGGTCGCAAGAGCCGCATCGTTAGATACGGTCGTAGTTCTTTGAATCTCCTCGGCGTAAGCAGCAAAACTAGCTACTGCTTCTTCAGAGAAGTTGCCGCTCTGAGCAAGAGCGAATGAAAGTTTATTAATCGCAGCCTCGGTCTCAAGAGCTGCCTTAACGCCCTCGACCACGAAGACGTCAAAGAGCTTGCTTGCTGCGTTTATCAGTCCGTCAATTGCCCTGAGCGCTAGCTCGGCAGTTAAAACACCCTCGAAGACCTTGAAGCTAGAAGAGGCTTTCTTAAACCCGCCATCGGCTGCGTCTTGCAGGCTCTCTAGGCTTTTGCCTATCTCATCGAGCTTCTTTGCGGCATTGCTGACGACTTCAAATTCTACTGTGACTTTATTATCTGCCACGCACCCTCTGTTTCAGCTTCTGCCGTTGATGGTCTTTCTCCATTTTCTCAATCTTGAAGGATTTTACCACCCCAAATAGTTCAATGACTTTGTTTGGTTGATCCCCAAGTGAGCCCTGAAACGGCAAGACCCCCTTCTCATACATACCGTGCATCTCAATGTACCCCAAAGCACTGTATGAAAAGAAGTTCCCTATGCACCGACTAAACGCCATTCGGTCAGCATTATGGACCGGCTTCTCTAACACGCCGTAGCAACCCTTAGCGGTTCTGTGCTTGATCTCTCGCTCTTCGTCACCCTTGAGTTTCGTCTTTAGCTTAGACACACACTCAGAGCAGATAAAATCGCGATTCTCCATGGCGTGGAGCGTTGATTTCAGCGCTATCCACTCAGGCATGGTGAGGCTTGAGAGCTCCTGGATCTTAGTGATTAGGAGGTCACTCCAGATTCCTAGGCTTTTTTTTGGTGTGTGACCTTATCAAGGTGCACGGTGACGCCAGGAACTTCATGCTTTGCAATCTGGTTAGCCAGTAGCGCGCAGATTCGGATGATCTGCGGGGAAGATTCAAGAGACATGACGTCATTCACTGACGCGTCTGTCAGGTTCCCCGACTCATCAAGCTCCACTTCGTACTCAGAACCGTCAGAAAGCTCACAGCCCTTGAGCCCTTTGACGCCGTACTTGATATAAAGCAGGGCTACTTTCAAAGCGTCTGGCTGCTCTTTGCCAGCCTCGAGCTTCACGTGAGAGTTAATCTCTGTCTTTTGAGCAAACGAGAGCGGAGCAAACGTAAGCTCTAACTCTCCTACCTGGACAGGAATCCTGTCCGTAGTCCTATAAACAATCATTTACACCATTCCGATATAGAGCTCTTCGACGGCGCCCGATGTTCCACGGGTTGCATTGAAAGAGATGTCCTCTGTCAAAATTCCGTCTTGATCGCCCACTTGCTTCTCTACCGTTAGGCAGTTTGGCATGTAAAGAACGATTACTGAGCCTAAGTCAACCTCTCCACTCACTGTGGATGGGTTAAACGCACGCACTAGAAGTGTGTAAGGAGCGTTTGTGTTGAAGCTCGTGAACTGAGCGACAGACGTGTCGTCCTTATACGGATTGAATGTTCCCGAGATAACTCGCTCTGTGACTCGGCTAGAAATCTTGCCGTTTGCCGAGCACGTCGAGGTCAAAAACCCCAAGGTGTTAGCAACAGTCAAAGAGAAGTTATTGATCTGGTACTCCACTCCGTCCTGAAACAAGCAAGCTTGCAAGATGAGCGGAGGAAGACCCGTATCAAACGTTGGGGAGTGTGGTGCTGCTCCGTTGATTTCGTCGAAGCTCAATCCTTCGACAGCGAAGTTAAACGATGCAATCTGACCCGTTGAGAAGTTATCCACCGAGAGCTGCGTGACTTTACAGCCAACAGCTGACTCACGAATCTCGTTACCCCAGTAGTACGAAAGCGAGAGACTTGGGTGCGATGAGTTTGCAGGGTAGTAGGTCGCGCTCTTTGAAATCACTACAGCCGACGTAAAAATTCCGGCTGGCTTAGCAGGAGTGACAGTGATCGAAGCGTTACCAGGTGTCGTCACCCGTGAAGCTACAGCGCATACGTGATGAGCTCCGGTCTCTAGAATCACTAGTCCATCGCCGATAGCAAACTTCGAGATGTCCGCATCTTCGATCTGAATAAGAGTCGAGGTGTGAACAGCGGCTTTTGAGGTCGTCTGTGTCGTGATGTCGTGACGCGCGCCGAGAGCACCTTTCAAGAGAAGGTCAAAATCTGTTGGGCCGCCTTCAATTCCGCTTGCTCGGTACTCAACAGGCAAAGCTCCTGAGACTGATTTCTGACCCACTCGTGGGGAAACCTTACCGATTGAGCTTGTAAGGACGTTGCGTTCAATAAGTTCTTTGCTTGGAGAAAGCTCAAAGCCATCAGCAAGGGGCTGGAGATAGTTGGTGGCGGCTGCTGGAGCCAGATAGACGCCTTCCGTCACTTCTTCCATGATGCCGATGACGGTAGTATTGCGTGTTAGTCCGATTGCCATTTCAGTCCCCTCTTAGATTATTGCTGACCTATATTTTACATTAAACCCGAGCGTCAACAAGACGCATTCGTTATCCAAAACTTCTGGCTCTCCGATATTAGGACTATCGACGATTAAAACAATGCTTGGCAAGTTGAGCTTCCGGAGGTGGATCGTCCTAAATACGTCATCTGCTTTGCTATAGAGCAGATTCATCGTCTCCTGGATCGTGAGGTCCGTGTCCCTGGAACTCGCGCGCTTGGCGAGTAACACCTCAAACGTGTGGTCCATTGTGTAGACACGAGTGACGCCATCCGCTGTTGACGCACTGCCGTGACGTACTCCGAAGGCTTGGTTGACGTTACGGAAGTCGTTTTGCTCAGGGTTAAAGACTTTCCTGAGTCTGGTATAGGTCCCAGTCCCTAGCGCAAGGTCCGTTAGGATAACGATCTGATCGTAGATCTGTTCAACGATATTCATCTTCGCTCAATAAAAAAAGACGTTACCTGTTCACGCTCAGACTCATCAACTTGTCCGTCACCGTTTTGATCCACGGCAAACGTCACCTTGCTGACCTCTTCTTCGAAGGCGGCCTTCATGGTGTCGCGAAGCTCTTTGGACGCATCGCTTGTAGCAATCGGAGCAAGAATGAGCCATGCACACGCATACACTGCGGCCATTGAAACGTTGTTGATATCAATGACCTGACTTTCATCGTCGATCGCTTTGCGTGTTTTTAGCCGTAAAACCACATAATCTTTCGCTGCGACGTGTTGATCGAGAAAGTTTGTCTTACCGCTTGGCAAATAATTGGCGTCCGAAATGAGCTCAGGTGCGTAGACCGTGAGCATCGCGTCGTCACTGAAGATATTCAGGACCGACCGAAGCGATGTCGTCCCCGTTAGATTTACGCTTACAGAGAAGCGAATCCAGTAGAGCTCAATGTCCGTATCTATTCCTGTGATCGACCGTTGAACCCAGTTGTCTTTATTCTGCCAAGAGATGAACCCGCTTTGAGCAAACACTGCTCCGCCAAGCGAGGTCTGATCTACTAGGTCATCAACAGCCACCCAGTTGGTGCCATCCCAGAACTGTGCAGTGAGTGTGGACACGACAGCGTTGACCGTTCCTACTTGGAAATAACGGGAAGCAAATCTGCCGTGAAACCCAACGTAGAGGAAGTCAGTCGTCAGGAGAGCCGTCGTGAGTGGAGTAGAATTTGGTTTAACGAGTGCGTCCGTGACTTCAGTAGTATTTAGGACAACTCGAGTGACTCGCCTGTTTATCATCTATCCCCCAAACGCCATCACCGGCAGATTCGCCATGTCTTTCCCTAGATCGTAAGCCTTCTTGATTAAGTCGGCATGAAAATCTAAGGCCTCCAGAATTGGTCTCTGACCCGGTGCGTAGACAACCACCCGGACCCGCCGTTTGCCAGGCATCTCATTATAAAGTTTGCATAGCTGCATGTCCTGCCATTGTATCTCGGCGGTCATGGTCTCGATCGTCCTGGCTAGGTAGCTCACTATCTTTGGGAACTTTGCGTCCCACTTGACCCCGTCTGCCAGTTGGTTCTCTGAGTACGGCGAGCAAGAGATAACTGTAAGCTCGGTAGCTCCTAATGACTTAATAGGAAAGCTCATGGGGACGATATCCCTGACCCCACCATCAACCTTGGTGACATCCACAGGATCCATGATTACTGGCATAGAGGCCGAGGCTAAAACATTCTGGATCGTGACCCTTAGATCCTGGTCGTGTGGCACAAAATCCACTTTCATGTTTCCTAAATCACACACCCCTGACCAAAACGGGATAGTTGGGCCTGCTTTGCTCTTTCCAAGCTCCTCTTTTAGAAGCTCCTTAAGCGGGGAGAGCGAATAAACCCCGCGCTTCCATGGCATCTGAAGCAACCAGTGTCGCTTGAGGATATCGTCTGGAGTTTTAATGTGACGAAGCCACACGTCCTTCAGGTGGGCTATGCCGAGGTAGGATAACCCCGCAGCGTTAAGAGCGCCGACTGACGTGCCAACAATAGCGTCCCATCGCTCACCGCGATCCATCAGGGCTTCGATGCAGCCCATCTGATACGCCCCTCTTGCTCCGCCTCCTGATAGAACTAGAACCTTCATGTCAGTTCATTATCTGGATAGCGGTGGGCATGTTGACGTCCGGCAGGGGCGGAACGTTCGCATCAATATCAAACGAGTAAGCATTCACCTCTGACACTGTCCCAAGCGCCATAACACCAAGAATCGACTGGATGTTGTAGCCGATCACGGTCTGGGTCCAGTCCCACATGGGCCTGAGATAAGCCAAACGATTGGTCATCCCGTCGATATTGGCCATCATCATGAGCATCGCGTAGGCCATCTGAGACGTTTGCGGTACACGCTCTTCAATGAACTCTTTGGTCTTCAGTTCAAACTCAGCGATCCTACGTGTGATGGCCTCTTGAGCTGTCTCCGGAGGTTTTGCGTACGGTGCAAGCTTGGACTGCCAGACGGCCTCTGAAGTCCAGTTAGGGAGAGACATTACCCCTATGACGTTACCTTGCCAGTCTAGGATATTTCTGGTTTCCATTTACCCGCCCTCTTTCTTCGGAATTAAAGTTTGTAAAAGCTGAAGCGCTTGGATGATCTGGCTATGCTGCTCTCTTGTCCCCTGAAGACCTGCAGTAGCTGCCGTCAAAATCTGAATCGCTTGTTCAATCGTCATAGGTTCACCTGATTCACTCCGCCTGCTCCACCTGCACCGCCTGCCACTCCGGCGCCCGCAGTTCCAGCAACACCCGTACCAGTAAACGTTTCGGTAACAGTCGTGTCTAGAGATCTGACCAACGTAATACGTCCACCGTTAGCGCCGCTTCCGCCTGTGCCACCGATGCCCGTTCCAAGGCCGTTAGATCCTGTACCGCCTGCTCCACCAGAAGCCCTTACGGCGTTTGTGGCCGATGAGCCAACGAGCGTTTCGTAGACGATATAAATCCATCCACCCCCACCGCCTCCGCCACCGCCTCCACCTCCAGTGTTTCCAGCTGGAGTTGGTCCACCGTTTCCACCGTTACCGCCGATAGCTGAGATAGCACCAGCAGCCGTAGACCCGCCTCGATCGATATTCTTTGCGTAGATGACGATCTGCCCGCCACCTGCTCCGCCTCCGCCACCGCCACGGCCTGTGTTAGCACCGTCTCCTGCTCCAGATCCTCCACCGGCTCCACCAGCTCCAGATCCAACGATAGTTGCGCCTCTTAGGAAGTTATCTGCGTACCGCCTGAAAACTACGGGGTTAGACACCGTACCGCCGCCTCGGGCTGCCCCACCTGCTCCTGAGCCTCCTGCTCCTCCGGCGTTTCCGTTACCGCCTGACGAACCGTTGCCTACAGCAACCGAAGTCGGTGCCGCGGCCTGTGCTCCTACTCCCACAACTCCCGCTGCCCCTGCAGTTCCGGCTGTTGCTGCGCCAAGAGTGTTGGCTACCGAGGCTATGGCGCCAGCCGTACCAGCTGTAGCTCCAGCGGAAGTTCCGCCGTTGCCGCCGTTAGCGTTAAAAGAATTCGCCGGAGCTGCCGTAAGGTCTAGCGTGTCTCTTACGTAAATCTTGTAGTTTGCAGGACTGATTTGTCCCGTGCCGCTGATAGCGAGATTGTCGTAATACATGTCACGGGTAAGAACCGTGGTTCCTGAGCTGATGCTCACCGTGCCGTCGGAGCCATCTCCAAACGTCATGATCGAATCTGTCTGAGCGGGTCCAGCAATACCGCCGTAGCCAAGAGACGCCCAAGCAGTAGCGCCATCACCGATCTTGAATTGAGAGGTATCAGTCTCTAAACCAAGCTCACCTTGTGCAAGGGTCGGGTTAGCAGAGGTCCAGTTTGCAGCCGTATCTCTTCTGAATTGAATTTGAACGGCCATCTACGCAACCCCACCATCTATCGCGGTGACTCCACCATAAATCGAGGTTGAAGTTCCGCCGTCTAAGTTACCACCGCTACCACTACCGCCGCTCTGCCATGCAGCCCCATCGTAGAATTCGAGCAGATTAGTGGTTGTGTTGAATATTGTCATGCCTTCGACGGCAGTTAAAGAGTCTCTCGTAGTCGTGCTCATGACAGCAAATCGGATGGCCTTATCTGAGCCAATCTCAATTGCAATGTCATCGTTTGTGACCTTCTTTGAGGTCGTTCCAAACGCTAATGATTTCTCAAAATAGTTCTCAGTGTCCGACTCGTTATAAAATCCCCAGGACTCGGTAGCGTAAGCGCCAAAGTTTGCTGCGATGTTACATCCGTAGAGACTGTCTACGACGATAGACCCACCCTGGTTAAGAAACCCTAGGATGTTAATCATCCGGCTCTTAGTGACCGTCCCACCGTCTGTGATCGAAAAGCCAGTAACGTCTGGAATACTAACCCCAACCGCTACGCCTGTTACGGTGTCTACGGTTTTACCGACGGCCACAGCGCCTTGAACCGTAAACGCGTTAGCGCAGTAGCCAAGGAAGCCACCGAAGGCGTCCGGCCCCATGTCGTCTTCAAAGATCGCTGTCTGCCCGCCGTTCATTCCAAAAACGAGAGTTCCCGTTACAGGGAAGGTCGGCTTGATGCGGTACTCACTCCCTATTGAGTTAAGGTCCACGAAGCCCGGAGAAGGAGGGAGAATGTCGGTGTGGTACTGACTCGATAAACCTGTTCTACCGTCATTTACGGTTAGACCCTGCTTCTGAGCGGTGCAGTCAAGCTGCGAGAGATCAACGTAAATTCCCTGAAGAGACGGAAGAGTCGCCGTACCGTTTGGAGTTACGGATATTCCGTTATAGTTCGCATCCCCACCGTTGATCTGGGTGCTGATTTGAAGCCCGCCAATGTTGCCGTGAGATGTCGTGATGGTTCCGTAGACTGAAACCCCGTTCCAGTAGCCGGTAGCGCCCATCGTGGTCACTTGAGGGCTTACAGTAACTCCATTAAACCCACCCGTTGCGCCAAACGTCGTGAATGTCCCGCTGACCGCTACGCCGTTAAACCCGGCGTTCCCTGTGAACGTGGGCACAGTCGGGTTGATGTTTAAACCGGTAAGGTTTGAGTTGTTGTTGATCGATAATATTTGAGGGCTAAAGTTCCCTGAGATCCAGCTGCTTACGGGAATTTGAATGTTTGCGTTGTCGTAAAAGCACTGACCACTGAAGCTCGAAGTACCGAATGCGGCTGGGTCTACCCCTACGTTTACACCGTATCCGTTAATCGACCCGTCTATCGTTGTGTTTGCGGCAAACTGAATACCCGTGCTGCACAGGTTCATCCCCTTAATCGTGATCGGGTCTGTGCCGTTTCCTAGGCTTGCAGTGAGGTTGAGATACCCTAGCTGACCTACGCTTCCAGTGCCTTGATGATTATAGCCAAGGTTTAATAGCGTTGCAGCGTTACCGTTCGTGCCTTGCGTAAACCCTGAGCTATTTACGTCAAACTGAGCTTGGATATTGTAGACCAGCCAGTTCTCGTTTGGAGAGTTTGCGAGTGGATCGAAAGCAATGTTGGTTGAGTTGACTTGGCCGCCACCGCCGTTATTGGGTTGCTCGGTGAGGTTGATGTCCATCCCGGCCGATGTCGTGTTGATCTGGAACCCAGGAACACTGAAAAGCACCCCGGTTCCGTCAAATCCAGCAAAAGAGTTGAAACTACCGGTTGGAGGGTAGTTCGCTGCGGTGAAGTTACCGATGATCGTGAGATCGCCGCCTGGATCAAGCTGCATGGCGTGGACGCCTTGAGAGCTCCAGCCGATCTGCCCCGCCCCCACCCAGTACATCCCAGTGTCTGATCCTGGTTCCGCAGTAAATCCATACGACGGAAGCAGTGCCGTACCTGAGCCAAGGAGCATGTTCCCTAGGTCGTCGATCGTAGCTAGAGAGTCTTGAAGGAGTTTGCCAGTGACCCCGTCGTACCTGGCAATAGCGTTGTCTACTGATGAGGCCGGACCAAATACGTCTCCACCCCCACCGCCACCGCCAGACGAACCAACCAGGTCTAGCTGGCCAGTGATTGGGTTGAGCTTGAACGCCATTACGTCTTAACCACCGTGGATAAGTCGGTCTTGGCCGGGCTTGTATAAGTAACTGTGATTGTCATGACTGTGGTGCCGCTCACACCACCAGATTTGTACGTATAAACTTCTACGGCTGCACTGGGATAGGTAGCTACGATCGCGTCGAACTCTGCACTGGGCGAGAAGTTCCCTTCAGGAATAACAGCGACACGAGACTTGGTTACGTCTCCAGCGTCTCTAAACTTACCCTGTTCTCGGTCGACTAATGTCGGACTCAGCGCCATTTAGAATCTCCGGGAATTTCTCAATGTCGACTAGGAACCAAGCGTACCAGAAGCCATCAGCAAACTGGATGTCGGTATAGCTGGCCTGTCCGCCTAAGCGAACGTTAGTGAGAAGCTGCGAGCGAACCAGCTCTTCAGCCGAATTCGCCCGCAGAAACATTCTCACAAGAGAAGGATTACTCTGGACTACTGTCCCAAGCATCCCACTCACGGATTAGTTGTTGTCTTTACGAAGAACTAGGCCGTTCAACATTTTGTCATGGCCCCACTTCATGTCGACAGTCTTGAGGACAGCTTTCGAGCCGTACTCAGGAGCTGCACGCTCGCCCATGTTCAGCTGTTGCTGAATGGCGAATGCGTAGCCTTCTTTGTCGAACATGTAGAATCGGTTAGCAGCTACAAGCGTGCTCATGCGGACTTCAACTCCGTAGAGTCGGCCGAGAACACCGCTTGGAATCACTGCAGATCCGTAGACAGAAGCATCCACAAACTCAGCAATGCCGAGAAGGACTGCTTCGCTGTCCGGACCGCAGAGGAACACAAGCTGCGATGGGTCTGCCTGAGCAGCCAAGAGAAGCTGGCGCATTTCAAGAAAGATAGCTTTCGAGATTGCACCGGCTGTCGTGGTTGCAGTGCTGTCTGCTTCGAGGCCCGCAATGATGAGGGTGTCGAAGTTAGCAGCGTGGGCGCGACCTGCTGCTGCTGCAGCGGCGGCTTCAACATCAACAGCTGACTCGATTGAATCCTGTGGATCAACGAGGAAGCTCACAGTCGACATTTGATCAAGGATGATCGTGTCTACTGCGAAGGTGATGTTTGCGAGTGTTGCTTGCACGGTTGTTGCGCGATCTTCCACAGCAAACGAAGTGTGTCGTGGAACCGAGATGCTCTTTGCACCCTTGACTGCGAACATGGATGCGTCTTTCAAAGCACCAGACATAAGCACAGAACGAGCAATAAGCTCGCGCTGCACGAGAGAGACGATCAACGCGTTCTTAGTCGCGGTGAGGTCTGTATTTCCAATTGGCATTTATAACCCCTGTTGTTGCAAAGCCTTCAATTGAGCAATGATTTCCTCTTTGCTCATGGGCTTTGATTGTTGAACGTTATTGCGTACGGCTCCACCAGGAGTCGTCGCATTAATCGTCGGAGTCTTCGGTTGAGCGAACAGGAATGGTTTTGCCTTCTTTGCGGCCTCGACAAATTCTTGGACCCCTACAGGCTCAAGACTGTCTTGGTCGTAATCAAGCACTCCCGCGGGTCCAGCTGCTAAAAGCAGATCAACGTCGATACAACCCATCTTCAGCCCAACTTCTTTGACTGATGACAGAATGCTTGTGCGTTTCACCTTCTCTTGCAGATCAGATAGCTTCTTAGTCGCTTCTTCAAAAAGCGGCTTATATTCCATCTTCTCTTTGAGAGCGGAGTCACGAAACTTTCTAAGTTCCGCTGCCTCTTGCTCTGCTTTTTTGGCCCGTTCTTTGTTCTGTTGAGATTCCCTAAGTAGTCTGGCGTTCAGTTCTGAAGCCTCTACCTTGGGCGTCTCGTCGCTCACTTCAGTGCCATTGGCGTTCGCCTGATCTGGCGTCTCGGCGTTCGCCGAAACTTTATCCTCTGACATTCATCCTCTATTCTATTGTGTAATTGTTACCCTATCAACCTATATAGAACTTACACGATCGCGGTAAATCCTAGAGAAGATTCTGACTATCCGCTCCGCGAAGGATTCGGACCCTTGAGGGATAGTAGGGCGAGAGGTTCTTGACGTTCCGTCTGACCCCTTGCGATGGCCTGACTCTTTCTTGTCTTCAACAGACGCTCCGCCGTAGAAAATCTCAGTCTTGAAGCCTGATTTGCTGCTCTTGACTGAATAGGTCAGCGCCTCTTGGAAGTCCCCAGATAGCTTGAGGTTAACAGGGGTGTTTGGTTTTTGACGTCTTGGGTACTTCTTTGGGTCTTTGTATCTCGGGAAGCGGCCATTACCGGCTATAGGGCTAATACCCTTCGAGATAAGGTCGCGCATCTCGGCAACCACCTCTTCGCCTATCTCGCTTGCCGTGGCTCGGTCTATTGGAGATTTGAGCACGTTTAGTCGCTCGAGGATCTTTGAGAAGTCGGCCTTGTTGACCTTGGTAGTGATAGGCATTAGCCCCCCAAAACGTCGTCGATGATTGCCTCAATCCCTGCACGAATTGCAGGCCTAAACGTTTCGTCCTCTTCTGGGACAAATTGTCTCCGAGGTAGAGGCGAATCTCCAGAAAAGTTATTGTGCCCGTCAGCTTTGGCCATCTGATCTTCAGACACCGTAAGGATAAGCTTCTCGCCCTTCTTTCGGACTAGGAGTGAGTCCAGAAGGTCTCCGCCAAGAAGCAGATTGGCTACGGGAGTGCCTCCTTCTGATCTTTTCTGCTTTGCGTAATCGGAGTCTAGCTTCTTGAATGGTCTACCAGTGACAGGGGAACGGCTATCTCCGACGTCTGAGAGCACACTCTCAAGAACGTAGTTAGCCACTTGATCAAGGATTTGACGTCTTTGTTCTTGTGTTGCCTCGGACCGATCACGTCCGACTAGCTCAAATGGATCAAACTCAAAAGCTACTTTCGTAGCCACGGATTAACCGCCCCCCTGATTACCTAAAGCTATTTCTTCTTCTTTGGCTTTGCTTTGGTCGCCATTTTTTTCTTGGCCATTTTGCATTCCCCCAACAAGTTGTCGGGCACGTTCTACTCGTAGCTCCGACTCCTGGGAAATCTCCAGGAGCTTCGAGTCTATATCCTCCTCGGACATTTCGGGGTGCAAAATCTGCATGGCATCTCGCTTCGTGGCTAGCCCAAGCTCAAAGAGTTGCTTCACACGAGTGAGCCTGTCTTGCTCAGATTCGATGGGCTTGATCTCTGCGTATTGAATCGTTAATGCAAAATCATCTGAAAATCGGCCTAATTTGCGTGCTTTTGAGTTGAGCAGATTGGCGTCGAACATCCAGTTGTGGAATTTGTGAATGACATCCCACAAGTCTTCCTCTGCTCTGCGCATCACGGGCATGTCTGCCTTGATCGCCTCAAGAGCATCGCTCATCGCTAGGAGCTGATGGAATCCTGAGGTGAAGCTTTGGGCTTGGCTTGCAGTCACCGATCCTGGCTCTACGTTTGAAGTCATGAGAACGAGCTTCGCTAGCGTCGTCACAATCCCCTCGTATTCAGCAAGAGGAGGATTCTGAGACACGAACGAGATGCTTGGGTTTGGAGCCGTCTGAGTAGGCTTCAGATGAATGCCTCGGTTCACGCCAATCGTGAGCTTCTTTGGTTCTTCCTCAGAAATGATTGAGCAGATGTTAAAGCCAGCGTGTTTAGCAATCGTAACGAGATCGCTCCACGCTGAGGCAATCGTCATGCAGATAGAGACGGTTCCTTCGTTGTCCGTGGCCCACGCTTCGTTATCCCTGTCCTTCTGAAGTCCAACAACAGGCAGCCTGCCAATAGGGTTCATGAACTGCTCGTCGCCCTGAGCCACGTCCATCATCGGAGAGCCTGTGGAGTCGGTCGTGACGTGCCAGTCTTTGGTCCAAAAGAGATACTGCTCTGCGTTTTGAGCTAGCGCCTTCTCTCTTGAGTCAACGATATCGTGGTTTGATTTAAATCCAGGAGACGCGTTGTAGCCCTGCCGACCCGTGGCTGGCGTAAGACCTTCATCAGGAGCAATCATGCCTTCTGCTACGAATGCGCTGAAGATGTAGGCGTCAATCTCTGTGCGGTCAATTGGGTTAGCAATCACCGAGTACAGGTAGCTTGGCACGACGTTAAACGAGAGCTTGTTGTTCTCTGGGTTGCTTGGGTCAATCTTTGGTCTCACATAAAGAGCGGTGTTAGAGGCAAGCACGTAGTAGCGATTTGCCTTCTGCATGAGCTCGTTCATGCGTAGCTGATCCACGTAATAATCTACGAGGAACTGGTCCGACGGATTAATCGTCTTCCTTGTGGGGGGGCGCGAGTAAACCCTGGCGATCTTCTGGACGATGATCTTTAGGAGGTTAAGAGGCACAAGCCTCATCTCTTTTACTGCGCTCTCTGAGAACTCCCTGCGGATGGACTCGATGAGAAATTTCTCTGCGCCATCTCGATAGATGTCGTGGCGGCGCTTAGCTAGAGCCCGTCTAGTTCGCTCTGAGTCACCCTCGATCTCTGCAATGGTGCTCTTTAGGAATTCGCCAGTCAGTTGAATCACAGTTCCCACCTATCGAATGTAGCTATTGACGTGCTCGGTTTCGAGTAGTCGTGCTTATAGACAAAATAGTACCGAATCATGTCGGCACAGTCGTCGTC